GCAAATGGTATCCCGGTGCAACAAACTGGATCTTTATAATGAGGATTTCACTTTTATTTAAAACTAAAAATTAGTATTATGACAACAGTAGAAAAAATTATTATCGTGGCATTAATTCTGGGTGTAGGATTGGCTTGTTATAAATGCGTTTGGAATAAGTCAGAATCCTCTAGTTCTAATAAAGGAAATAATGGGGGTGGCACCAGTTCAGGATATTCTAAGTCTAAAGGTAATAAAAAGTAGAATGAGAAATTACTTTATTCTTTGTTATACATTTTTATTATTTATTGGGTATTGGCTAATTCTAATTGCTATGCTCCCCTTTGCATATGTTCTGTATCCTCTAGTTTATCCTTTTAGGGATACGTGGGTTAGAAAATACACCCCATTTTGGCTACTCTTCAATGACAGTTCAGACGGTGACTTTGGAGATCCTAAGTGGCAGGCGGTTCAAGTTTCCCCTCAAACTAGGTGGGAGCGGTTTGTTTTATCTTATAGATGGAATGTGCTACGAAATCCTATATGGAATTACACAGGAAGAGTTTGGTATACTGGGAATAGGCAATTCAATTCTCCGATAACACTCAGGTGTAACAATCCTAAAATTACTGCCAGGTATAGTGCTGCAATTCATAGAGGAGATTACGGATACGGATTGTTTTTATTTAAGGTTGGAAATTTAGATAGATTTGTATTTTCGACGTTATTTAAAGTAGGAAAGCATTCTATTGTATTTAAGGTTGGATTTAATGAATTTAGACCTATGAGTAAATTAGCGATATGTTTAAATACAAATATAGGAAAATTATTCTTTTAAGTCAATCTAGCAGTTAATAACTGCCTTTTATTTTAAAACTAAAAACTTTGCCCTATGCCGATAATAGCTAAAAAAGTAGTTGAGATACCCGCTCCTAATGACACCTATGAAGTATTTGAAATAGTAAATGCTGAATCTCATGATGGTAAGACCGTAAAAATTAAAAAATTAGTCAGAACCATATCCAGAGAAAGTGTGGAAACTGAAATATCCATTTTATCTTCTAGGTTGTTATCCTTAAAGGAGGATTTAGCCCTTATGGATGGAATTAAATAATTTTCTCCCGTTTGACAAATTAAATAACGGTGTTAATAGAGACTAATTATTTTTTAGAACTTAGGACAAGATGAAACAAACAATAATTACAGCAATTCAAGTCTGGACAGAATATTTGGGGCGTAGAGTTCCTAGAAATGACGATCTGATGTCTACTATTGGTTATACCTTAGCAGGTTCAATAGGATTTATTATTAGATACTTGGGAGATAAGATGACTAACAATAAGATAGTACTACTCAATATCTTTATAATAGTTGGCATCGTATTTTTTATAGTTCCCTTTGTTGCGGAATACTTTAAATTAACATTTAAGACTGCCGCCTTTTTAACATGGTTGCTTTCAACATTTAACGATAAGCTTATGGCTTCATTAGAATTGAGGATAAAAGATAAATTTGATAACTTTAATAAAGATTGATTAATATGTTGACCCCTTTTGGAGTTAATGCGGTACTTGTAACCATAGTAATTTATACATTATTAATTGTCCTCTTGGGATGCTTGATTAGGAACAGCATCAAATTTGGTTGTAAATTTAAGAGAGCAGCGATAGTGGTGTTTTTATTTGGGATAATAAACTTTATAGCGTACTTAATTAGAGAATACTATATTATACTAAGATATGGCGTAAATACCAAATTAAACTACAGTGAGATAATTTTTATAACATTTAGTACCATAATTATAATTTTAAGTATCTGTGAAGATAGGTGTTGCGGGGGAGACTCAAATTGTAATAGTTGCCGTAGAGGTTCATTGAATTCTAATAAAATATCCTAATAAATATGATTTTACTATCTAGAGGGCAGCTAATTAAAAAATACGGGTTTCCTAATAAGGAGGGTTCAGATTATCTAACTAGAATAGTTTTGCCCTATCCTATGAAATTAAGTTGGGCTCCCACAACTATAGTTACTTCTATCAGTTGTCATAAAGATATAGCAGTTAGATTACTAGCTGTATTTACTGAAATTTTAGATACCTATGGTATTGATAAAATAGAAGAATATCATATAGATTACTTTGGGGGGTGTTTTAATTATAGACTAAGTAAAAATTCGTCCTTACTAAGCTTTCATGCATGGGGATTAGCAATAGATTTAGACTCTAGTAGAAATTTGTTACATGAAACCTCTAAGACTGCTAGATTTGCTAGACCTGAATATAAGCCTATGATTGACATATTTTATAAACACGGATTTGTCAATTTAGGAGTTGAAAAGAATTACGATTGGATGCATTTTCAAATAAATGATTAAATGTTAATCTAAATAATTTAGTAATAAAATGATTAATATAATTTAAGAATGAGACGGACTAGACTTATGGTTGTTAGTTTTTTTGGAATTGTGATTTCAGGATTATGTGCTTATGCTATTCATAAAGAGTTAGAGTCTGTAGCAACTGTCTTTGCTGCATCTATAGGGGGAATAGTGGCAAAGTATTCCCACGATGAAACAAAACGTCCCTCTATACCTGTACCAGAAGTTAAATAAATACCTATTAAGGATGTTGACCAAATTAGGGTTTAATAAAATACTGATTATAGCGGTAGTCGTCTTAGGCTTTTTATCGTACAGAGAATATAAGGAGATACAGTTTCAAAAGTCAGAGAAATTTAGACAACAAAATAACTACGAAAACCTAAGAGACTTAGATAGCACTAAGAATGCTATACTCCAGTTTAATTCTAAGAGGGAATTGAGAGAGTATATAAATTCTAAAAGGGAATTAAAGGACTTGTTATCTAAAGCAAATATAAAATTGCAAAAAACAGAGAGTATTGTCTACATTCAACATCATCTTATAGATAGCTTAAAACAATCTCATGACGTGTCTCCCATAATTCAGTACATACGAGAAGACGTAGCTTTTAAACAGGAGTGGAAAGACTCTACTGAGTGCTTAGTTGTAGGTGGAAATTTGGTGTATTCCTCGGGAGTCTTGAATGTCACTGTCACCCGTAGGGAATGGAGTAATAAGATAGCCGTTGTAGGGGGGTGGAAACGAAACCAATGGAAATTTCTAGGACTAATAAAAACTAGGATATTCGGTAGAGTAATACCTACAGCAACAGCAGTATCAGATTGCGGCGAAAGTGAAACAGTTATCCTTAGTAAAATCAAGAATTAAATAGAGACCAATTAAATAATTCCTCAATCACTTTAAGCCGAATATAATTAAATGCAGAGGTTATTATGGTCAGTTATCTAGGGGAAGCTATAAATATGCTTTGGATAGAGTTGTCTTGCTACAAATAAAAATCAACCCCTAAATACTTCACAAAATTTAGTAAGTTACTAAAAATGGAAATCTCTTATCTCGTAAGGGATTACTCCGCTTATATCTAATGGGTACATAAAAAATTCAGTAGAAAGTATAGCTTATTAAAGACTAAGAGAATTTTTATTATGAAGACGCATCTTTACATAACAGATTACTGGCATTTGGATATCTATTAAAGCATTAACTTAGTAATATGAAATAAGATAAAATGAAAATAGAAAACGAAAACTCCAATTAATCACAAGATTCACAATTAAATAAAGGCGTTGTTAGCAAACGTAAATATTGGTATAAAGATAATGTAGAAGTTTGTGTACTTTGTGGCAAAGAAACACATAATAGAGAGCGAGTATACAATGAATCAGAAAGGGAAAGATCTATACTGAAGACGCTTGTTGGGACATTTCTGATTTAGGCTCACTAACTATTCACTAAGCACTCATACTAAAAACTTAAATAATGAAGTATCTAATATTTTAAAAATAGAATAGAAGAGGAAGATATTTGGCTATTTTAATAGAGGTTACTTTCATATTTTGATGAGATTAAGAGTAATTTTACTGTGCGTCAAAAAGATGTTAAGGAGGAGCTATTTCAAAATTAGTTTTAATCATTTAAACTTAAAATAAACTTGGCATGAAGAGTAAAACTAACAAATTATCCCGAATTTATCAATGGATTTTATCTATTGTTATATCCCGTTATTTGTCAAAAAATAATGAGTCTCAAAGAATTAAATCCTTATTTCTAACCTATTTTGACGGTTTTTATGCTAGACAAAACACGGCAAACACTTTTGCTATGGGTGTGTGTAAATTAGAATACGAAAACAAAAAACTTACAGTACATTTGAGAAGACCCGGATTATTGATTGGCAAAGGCGGGCAAACCATTGATGCACTTGCTGAATATTTGGAATGCAAAATAGTAATCGTTGAAGTTAATCTCTATAATTAGACGTAATGTTTTTGCAGTTGACCGGAGTTGTCGGTTACAAAACACAAAAACTTGGTGTATCTCTGAATCTCCAATTTTGGAAAACTTATTAAAGTATTAATAGAGATTGAAAGTTCCTTACTATAGGTAGGTGTGTATCGCGAATTTATGACTACCAGGGGAGTAACTATTTGTATGAGAGATAAATTTTAAAATTCTGACAAAATGGATATATACTCACAACATACCAATATAGCACAGGGCGATGAAGTTTTACCCCGTGTAAGCATTAAATGTATTACTATTGATAACCTTGAGCTTCTTTATCACAACCTGATGAGAGTATAGATTTAATTTATTGCGATATACTTTATGTCTTTTAATTTACCCGAACAAAATTAAAATAATATGAAAAACGAAGAACAAATTAACGAGGAGGCTAGAAAAGCATCAAGTCTCTCACAATTTAGGAGTAATTATATTTATGACCAAAAAAAGTTATGAAGAGGGATTTATTGAAGGTATGAAACAAGCCTTACAACTACTCAATGTTGTAGAGCAAAGCGAACAGTTTAAATGCCCCTGTTGTGGCAGTAATAATGTGTACAAGACAAATGCATATCATTGTAATAGATGTGCGGTAACAACAGAAATTTGAAATAGAATGAAAGCACAGGTGTTAGTAAGTTATTATCGGGGTGAAAGGGAGTATGCTATTCATAGAGTTTATTTAGAGCCGCATTTTGAACAAGCCGAGGTAGATTCGAAAATGATACAAGAGGATTATTCATCTTCAAAAGACTGGCGATTATTAGAAACAGATGGTTACGTTCAACTAGGTGTAAAATAATTTTAAATATTTTATTAACACCTAATACAAACACGGGTATTAATTTAGCAAGGTGAACATATTTGAGAACATTTTGACAGGGGAAGTAGCCTCCAGGGCATAACTGAATTCTACTACGAAGAAGTATCTTTTATATAAAGAACTACTAATAGTTAAACTAAAACATAAATGAACACCGAGAGCAACCAATGGGTTGAGTTAATAGGTAGGTTGGAAGATAAACTCCCTAAGTGTGCCTAACTATTCGCTACCCGCAATAATTATTAACAATTAAATTAAGTGAATATGTTAGTAACAAAAGAACAACAAGAGGCATTGGTTGAAAAATACCTAAAAGCCCACACACCTGATGAATGTATTGGTTTTATTGATGGAATAAATGCCACATTAGAACTATTGGGAAGAATTGAAAAACAAGAAAAATATTATTACTATAACTTAAAAATTAAAAGATGACAAAAAGAATCGATTTAGCTGATGCTCAATTTCTTGGATATTGGTTTGGGAAATGGAGTGGAACTGGTATTATAGGAATGGTAGAATCAATGAATTTGTCTAAAAAAGAATGGATAAAACTACAATCGGACTATCCAATTATAGCAAATATTGATGAATCAGAGATTAAAGAAATAGATAATTATTTTAAAACTTTAAAAAATGACAAACGAAGAACAAATTAAAAATCCCAGAGATGATTGGAAGCTACACAAGATTGAATTAGAATTCCAATCTTATGGAGAATATAAAGATAAATATGTTGGTAAAATAAGATTTCAAAATGGAGAGTTTGAAAGTTTTGAGTTTAAAATTAGACCCGAAATGGCGCAACCCTATATTAATCTTATAAGTGCAGATATTGTTAAATGTGCAGAATCATTAGGATCTAGATTAATAGACTCCTTAGGATTACGAAAGTAAATAATTAAATTTAAATAAAATGAAAACCCACGAAAAAATTATGACTTGGATTGAAAAAACCCAAAAAATCGATACGCTTAAGGCCATGCTTATTGAAATAATAGATAATAATACTATTGATTTAGAGGAGGTCTATAGGGATCACAAAAACGACATCAACATTTACGCAAAACCAAAGCAGGTTAAACTTTAAATTAAACAGAGAGATGAGAACCCTACAAAAATTGAAGTTCAAAAGACAAAGATTATTCTTTCAATTGAAGAAGAAGTTAGTAAAAACAGAGTAGAGAATGATTTTAACGAAGTTCTAAATGTTAAATTAGGGGTTAAAACGTGTGTTTTTAAATAGAGCCATGCTACTTTTAGTTGCGGATTTAGAATTAGAAAGATTTAACTTATTGATAAGCGTAAAAATGTGCGTAGATTTTTGTTTAAACTATATTTTGACTTGAAATGTTAAAGAGAGACCTCTACACACGGAATTGGGGGATTTCTAGTAGCTATTTCGGTCTCTCTTTCCTCTAAGGAGGGAATCACTAGTAAGCACCCCAAACCTAAGATAAACGGCTCTAAATACCTTAATATTATGCTTCCTACTGACAATCCTCGAAAATACTTGTTAGATTTTTTTGAAGTTATAAAAAATTCTAAGAATTTTACTAAGACTGAATTTCAGTACAGGTATTATAGAGCTATCCTAGTAGATTCTTCGTTGCGAAGAGTAAAAGTAGATTTCATAAAGGGGAGATTAGATTTGGTCACTTCTAAAATGAACTCTTCCTTGTCCCGAATAAATTCCCTAAGTCCTCAGCAACTGGAAGACAATTTTAATGTAACACTCTATAATATTTTAAAATTTCACTTAGATTCTTTTATGGGGGAATCTAATACAGATAAGACACTCTCTGCTATAGAATCCGAATTTAGTATTTTGTTAAACGGAATTTTTATGAATGACATTCCCTTTATATTTTCTGTTGAGGACACAACTTCTTCAGTAGACGAATCTAAGTTACTCGGGTCTACCTTTCGGATACACGTGACACCCCTATACCTTTTATTTTAAAAGTTTATGGCATTTTATAATCCCACTATAGGAGTACGAATGTATAGAATACCTAAACGAATAGGTAGTATATTTAAATCCTCTGTAAATTATATTCCTAATCTTCTTTGGACACTGTTAAGACTAGATTTAGTTAAGGAGACAGGAGAAGTTGGAGTAATTAACACCCCAGATACTTTAGAGTGGGAATTTAATTCTGAGACAGGACACTTAACGGTGAATGATACTTTGTCGCAGGGGACAGAAAGGGCATTTTCATACAATGGTATGCTAGGACATGTTGAAATGGATACTAATTCAATCTTGCTATGATAAAAGATTTAGGTAAAGTAGGTTTAACTACAGGTTTTTTTGGCAGCGAACAAGACAAGATAAATTACTTAGAGATATATTTAGGGAATCCAAATACTGTTTTGAATTCTAATTACGGAACACTGTGCATGGACATAGTAAATAATAAGATCTATAGAAACTATGATGGGTCTTCGGGGTGGGAATCTCTAGATTCCAAAGTAGGTGAATGGATTGACGGTAGAGGAATTTACAGAAGTATTATCCCCTTTACAAAATCTTCTCTGGGGGATAGCTACACCCTTCAGCATAATCTCGGAATTAAATTATACGTGTCTGAAAGAATTGTAATACCTCAAAATCCAACAGATCCGACTCCTAATTCAGTAACTCCTGGAGATTTATTATCGATGGGTTACGCTTCTAATTATTCTGTTGACGAAAACAGAGTTATTATGGGTCTTATTGACTCGGTACCATTTTTAGGAACTGAGGTGTGGTTTTATATTGTGGATTATGTAAGAGATGAGGTTGCTTCGTCTGTGAATCCTGTTGTCAGAAGTGTTGATATAGATTCATTTGTTTCTACGGGTATGCCCATCCTCTTATCAGATGTTACTTCAGGGTATACAAATTCTAAAGGAAATTCTGCTACCTCCCTATTTATAGTGTATCCTTTTTCAGAGGGAGAACTGAAAGTGGGAAGTTTTAATGTTATACTAAGTACTCCTATTCCTTTAACAGAAGTTTTAGCTGGAAATTTTAAGTGGTATCCACTTCACTCATCGCAGACTAATATTCAGGCTTACACACTATTTTTTAAAATTATAGATTCTACGGGGGCAGCTAGCAATCCCTCGTATCTAACCCTAACTCGCCCTAATTCCCCTCAGGGTTAAATTATGAAAAAGGCAATATTTATATCTGGAATTATTGGATCGGGGAAATCCACTTTAGCTAAGTCTTTAGCTACTAAATTTAATTTAGAACTCAGGAATGAGAGCATAAAGGACGAATCTATAATACCCAAGATATACGAATTCTATGAAAGTTTCGATTCAGATACTATAGTAGAGGTTCAACAGCATTTTATAAAGGATTCTAGTAATATGATATCCAGCCTAAAGGAGGGTGTAACTTACGTGTTTGATACTTTCCCCTTTGAGAGTCAGAGGGGGTTCATAGAATCTTTGTACAATTCTGAGTTCATAGATAAGAATCAATATTCATTACTAAATACACACCTAGGTAAAGTATCCGACTTGGAGTGTGTAGAATTTCTTCATATTCATTGTCTGACCACAATTGACATATATAGCAGAATCTTAAACAGAGGAACTTTTGAAATAAAGTCCTTTGTAAAAGGAGAACCCTCGGCTAAATTTGTTAAATTGATGGATAACTTAGATAGGTTCTTACTGTTTGATCTGGTTACTGAATCAACAGTGTTCAGTGCAGACCCTAACTTAGATTCTAAAATACTAGATTTTTTAAATAAAAATTAATGATTGTATCTTCAGAGAAAAGAAGGATATTCCAGATACTAGAGGAATTAGATGCCACTAAGCAAAAGTTTAGTGAAACTTCTTATACATGGCTATGCCGAAAGTATGACCCTACGTATACGGAAGTATTTAAATTATTTGTTTCCAAAGAAGACTTGTACAAGGCTTACGATAATTGGAAGAAAGTAGCTAAAGTAGCAGATACTGAGGAGATCCTAGAAGAGACTTCAGAGGTTTCTATCGTAGAAAGTATAGCTCCTACGTTGGATATGACTCGCATATCTAATTTCCTATTGGGGCGTGCTCCGTTTGAAAACAATTCTGAAGAGATAAACAAATTAACTAGGCTACTAGATACTTCGTCTAAGACAGGAAATACTTACATGAGTTTGATGGTTTACAAGCAGATGGAAAGAGTATCTAACTTGATAGACTCACTAGAAGTAGCTGAACGAAGGATGTATTCTCCAGAGGTTATTGAAAGTGTGACTCCTGGAAATTTATTAGTTTTAATAGAAAGTATAAATAAGACCATCAAGTTTTCTTTGGAATTTATTGACAAGGTAGCTAACAGAGAACTTACTGAAAAGAATAAGGGAGTTAGTATTACTATAAATCAAACTGTTTCTAAGGATGTGGTAGAGAGGACAACTACTCTAAGTAAACCTGCTAGAGAGTCAGTTAGAATATTGGCTAAAAGACTTATAGAAATGCGAGATACTAAACAACCCCCAAATGAAAATAAGTCCTGAGGACTCCCAAGGTCTAGATAGGGTACTCCTAGAATTAGGCAACGGAGATAGAAATTTTATAGACTCTCTGTCTCTACATGAGAGAGAGTCATTTTTTCAGATACTAAGGGAGTTATCTGCCACTGGAGAGAGCCCCACCTTAGATCTATTATGGGAGGTGGATTACACTCAAAAGCCTGTAGATATAATGACCTTTATGACTGATCCCTATTACCTAGGTAATATTTATAAAGATAATTTATTCGATGGATGGGTTCCCCATTTACAAGAAATATTTAAAGTCGGAAGTCCCTATTTAGAAATAATATTAACAGGAGGCATAGGCTTAGGTAAAACCTATATAGCTATTGCGGGTATGAATTACGACCTGTATAATATCTTGTGCTTACGTAATCCTCAAAATTATTATGGCTTACCAACTTCGTCATCTATAGTATTTGCGCTGTTTAACACTACTCTGACTTTATCTGAGAAGATTGGAAGTTCTGTATGGCAGGAACACGTAGATAATTCTCCATACTTAAGAGAAATCTGTTCCGTAGATAAGTATAAGAAGAACAATTTGATATTTCCTAAAAATTTAGAGGTAATATCTGGATCTAAATTTACTCATGCATTAGGTTCCAATACATTCTCGGCTCTTTTAGATGAGGCAAATTTTGGTAAAGATGTAAAGATAGGAGACACTATGAAGTCCCAGATGTTGGAAAATTACACATCACTTCTTCGTAGAATGGAATCCAGATTCAAGGATTCTAAGGGCAGAATTCCGGGGCATATGTATTTAGTAAGTTCTAAAAAGGCAGATTCAGATTTCTTAGAAAAACACGCTGATAAAAGCAAGGGTAAGGCTACTACCTATATAGTGAATGAACCCATATATAAGATAAAAACTCACTATTTTGACCCTGTTACTAAGACTAGGATTCCCCGATTTTGCGGGGAAACATTTAGAGTCTTAAAGGGCGATCAGAGGGTAGACTCAAGGGTTTTGCTCGCTAATGAAGAAGCCCCCCCAGATTATAAGATAATAGATGTTCCCATAGAATACCGAGAAGCGTATGAAACTGATGTTGAAAATTCTCTCCGGGATATTTCTGGGGAATCCGTGGGGACTACTAGTTCCCTTATAAAGAACAGAGAATCCATTAGAGCTTCTGTGAATCATTCTAGAAAGCCTATATTCTTGACTACTACCGTATACTTGTCATTTAACGACACTGAAGAACAACTAGTAGATTACATGGATACTTCAGCATTTAAGGAATGGGTAGATAAAAATCCGTCAGCACCTAGAGCTCTGCATGTGGATTTTGGTATAACAGGAGATGCTTGCGGAATAAGTTGTGGATTCCTAAATGGCGAAACTAAGATATCTCGTACTAGCGTAGACTTAGAGCACGAGGACTATACTGAACCCCTAGTGTGCGTAGATTTTATGATACGTGTAAAAAACTATGAGGGAGAAAGGTTGCCCTTTGAAAAAATTACCAGATTTGTATTTGACTTACAGAGTACTTTTGGTATAACTATATATTACGTAAGTACTGACGGATTTCAGTCAGAATATTTTAGACAGAAACTGTCTACCAAGGGAATTAATACAGGAGTTGTATCTGTGGATAGAGACGACAAAGCTTATTTGTCACTCAGACAGATTCACTATGAAGGAAGGATAGATATGTATAACTACCCGCATTATTTAGTAGAACTATTTAGTCTGACTAGAGATGCCCAAAAGGGAAAGGTAGACCACCAAGAAATAAATATAAATGGTACTCCGGGGTCTAAAGACGTGGCGGATTCTCTGGCTGGACTATGCGTGGTTCTTTACAGAGAACAAGAATTTATGAGTTCTCTAAGTAAACCATCATCTAAACAATTAACTCAAATAACTTCTGAGATACGAGTTGCTATAGCTGCTGCTAGGAATAAGATTCCTTCATTAGCAGAATTAATGTCTTCAGGAGACGAAGAAACTTATGACAGCGATGAATACTAATTATATAAGTAGGGAAATCTTTAAAAAGTCTATGATACTACAGGGCATCCCTCGCTCAACTATAGAATCAGTGTTAAAGACTAAGGGTGTGATAAAAGATTGCTCAGACCTGAAGATGTTGTTAGACTTAGGTTCTGACTTGGAGGAGATAGACAAGCAGTGTATCATAAATAGATGCTATAGAATTACTAACATATCACTTATATTTTAAAACTAAGATTTTGGCAGGATTTAACTTTTTTAAAAGGTCTATAGTAAAGAAAGACCTAAATAGACCTGAACAGATAGACATAACTGATGACTCCCTAAAGGGCATAGGTTCAGGACTAGCAGGTTTATCAAACCAGTATGCACAATATTTAGATTCAGCTCCTAGAGATACTCGTTCTGATATCTATGACTCCGTGGACTTTATAGATAAATACGATGAGGTTATATCTAAAGTTTTATCAGATATGGCAGACGACGCCACTCAGTATTCTTTTCAAACTAAATCTCCACTTTGGATAACTTCAGATGACAAAGACTTAGAAAGGGAATTGAATAATCTTATAGAGGTCTTAGACCTAAAGATAAAGATTACTAGCATAGTTAGAGAAGTTATTAAATACGGGGATAAGTTCGGTAGACTGGTTATAGACCCTAATAAGGGAATAACTAAATTGATAGTCAATAGTCCTCCTAGAAGTGTCTGTAGATTGGAATATAAAGGGGAGTTAGTAGGATATAAAATAGATACGGAAGCTATACCCTTGCAACGGTATGAAATGATACACTGGAGAAGCTTAGAAGAGTACGTAAAGGACGATATTTTACTGGAGAATAATAAGGAGTTATTCACTCGCTACTTTTTAGATGAGAATCCCAGTTATGGAAAATCTTATGTGTACAAGGCTATATCTATTTCAAAGAGATTAAAGTATGCGGAAGATGCAGTTCTATTAGGCAGACTGTCTAAATCTAAACTGTACAGAAATCACTTTGTGGAAGTGGGAACTGGAACTCTCAAGGAAAAGATAAAGATAATGAGGGAGTACATAAGAAACTGGAGAAAGAACTCTGCTGTTAATACAGAGAATAAGGATATGTATTCTGAGGAGAATTTCTTCTCTTACGAGGAGGATGTATTTCATCCTGTATCTGATGGAAAGGGAAGTTCTAGTATAGACCAAGTAGGAGGAGAGATGGACATAGCCCACATAGAAGACATAGAGTATTTTAGTGGAAAAAGAAATAAAGTAATAGGAGTATCCGACGACACCTCTCCGATGACAAACAGATTGCAGGAAGACTCTAAGTATGCCAAGAAAGTATCGGGTTACCAAAAATATTTGCTTAGGGGATTGTATGAGTTATTTGATATACACTTAGACGTATTAAATAAATACTCCGAGGAAAGGAAATACTCCATAAATTTAGTGGAAGTAGATAGTTACGTAGAAACAGAGAGGAATGAGATGCTTTCGAGTTCAGCAGACTTTGTTGAAAAGATTTTAACCCTAATAGATTCCGTGTCCGACAAGGGAGTTCCAATAAATCTAGAATACCTAACAAAATACCTGTTTGAGAACTATCTTAGACTTCCGGATTTTAATTACGAGGAATTGTTTAAGGCTGTTATCTCTGACGGAGAGAATCAAACTAAAGAGGATATACAGAAAAAACTAGAAGCTCTAAGCCACTCTCCCAAGTCACTCTCCCTCATAGAATCTGAAAGGGGACGTGTTTCAGGTATTAGGCATCATAAAGTAGAAGTTAGAGAAAGAGGTAAAGGTGAGTAAGCTAGTAGAAAGATTAAGCAGATTCATAAGTATCTCAGAGGATAAATTTGTAGATACTTCTAAATACGGAAGAATTATATCTATCTTATCTGTAAATGATTCCTTCCCCATGATACCTAAACTGCAAAGTATTTTAACTGAGTCTCTAGGAACTCCCGAATTTTCGGTTGTTTACAATTCCATAGTAGACCATTTAGAATCTATGTATGTAATTGACGAATTTTCTATACACCGAAGGACTGTGTCCCAGAAGAAACGAAAAAATCCAACAGCTAGTAGAATAGCTAAAATGCGCTGGAAGAAGAATAAATCTGCTATGTTAAGGGGTCTCCGCAGATTTCACAAATCCTCAGAGGGAAAATCATTCCATAAAGCCCTCGGAAAGTTTGTGTCTAAAACTTCTTCTAAGAATGAAGGAGTCGAAGATTTACAATCTGCTCTACTAGAACTAAATGAATTACGTATAACTCTCAGTTCTGCAGTAACTCAACTCTTCATAGATATGAAGTTATTTCCGGAGGGGTATGCTGACTTTTCAGCAGATGATTTTTCTATACTAATGGATGGGTATTCCTCTGTAATGAAGGACTTGCAAGATGCTTGGAATTCAGATGACATAGACTTTATTGAAGATACCATAAGTGAGGTTATATCTGAATTTGGTAGCATATTTATAGGCGTTGACATAGACTTTATCTACGATCCAGAAGTCGATTCCTTAGTAGAAATTTCATAAAAACTCTGTGTAACCTTTTATTTTAAAAGTTTGATGGAACTAGTATTGTTAAAATCTCCGTTATACACAGGAACTAACCTCGAAGTAATTCGAGAGTCGGGGGGTATTTCAGAATTTCCAACTCTATTTTTAAAGGGTAAAATTCAGGAAGCCGATACTCCTAATAACAACGGAAGACGATACAAGTACGAAACCCTAGTAGAAAAAATTATCAATGCTAGATGCACTCCCGAATTATTAAGAGATTCTCCCCTATTTGGAGAGAATATTCACCCATCAGATGATTTAACAGGAGAAATAAACACTGAAAAGGTTATATGGAGAGTTGTTGAAACTACGATGGAGGGAAACAGCATGGTAGGAACACTTGAGATAATCCCTGAAACTCCTCTCGGAAAGATACTATACTTTTTGGTAGACAAATATAATGCAAAGCCAGGAATTAGCTCTAGAGCGTGGGGAAGCATGAATGAAGAGTGGGTAGACCACGACTCTTTTAAATTTGTGACATTTGATGGAACATTCAATCCCTCTACACATGGGGCATTTTTGAGAAAGATAGGAGAATCCGGAGATGTTAGAGAGATGATAAAATCCTTTAAGGAAAGAGACCTTAAGGTATTATCAGAAAGTAGCATGCTCAGAATGGACGATGGGCATTCACTAGTAGAGAAAGTATTTAACAATAAACATTTTATAATTAATAATCGCAAAGACATGACGCCAGAATTAGAATTACTAAAGGAAGCTAATCAACAAGTTTCCAATTTGACCAAACAACTTGCGGAGTCTAATTCGGCTCTGAAAGAAGAAACTAAAGACTTAGCAACTGCTGAAGACAAGTTAATTCAACTTCAAGAAGAAAATGAAGAACTTACCCAAAAAGCTGCAGATATGCAAAAAGAGCTTGACGCTAAAGACGCTACAATAAAAGAAATGGAAGACGCTATGGCTGAAGACAAGAAAGCTATTGAAGAAGACGAAGTGCAAGACAAGGTTGATGCAGAAGAAAAAGAAAAATTGGAAGAAAACTATAATAAGTCCTTGAAAGTTTTAGAAGGAGTTGTAAGTGAATTCCATAAAGTGAAAGGTTTCTATAATAAATCTATAGAAGTCCTTAACTTATTAGAATCTAAAAAATCTAAAAAATCAATTGTTGATTTAGTAGAATCTGAGTTAGGAAAATTTGCTCACTACAAACCAATGTTTGAATCTGTAGACGATTTAGGTAAAGCTAAAGTAATTGTAGAGTCCTTGAAAAAAATCCAGTCTGGTAAGAGACCTCTAAGCGTAGTTCCGCTAACAGAACGAAGTGTGGGAAACACGGATAGACCGTTTAGTACTGACGAACAAAGAATAAATTCTTACAGTATTTAATCTTTGTATAACCTCTAAAAACTAAAACAAGATGGATCCACAAAATGTCCAAAGAACTCTTAACGAGAGAATCACTGTCTTAGAAGAACGATGGGGTAAATATAGTAACCCCTTAAAAGAATCTTTTAAAAGACGAGGTAAAACCCTAGATCCTGCATCATGGGCTGCCACATTACAAGGTATGGAAAACATACATGAGAAATTTGCAACTATGTCTGAAGCTACTCTATCTGCAAATATAGGTAGTTTTGTACAACACGGTTACGATTTAATCACCGCTGTTTACCCGAATTTGATTGCCAACCAAATTGCTAGTATTCAACCATTACAATACAAAGTCGGAGAGATCTGGTTTATGGAATTGCAATATGAAGCTGCAAAAGGTTTAACAGGAGCCAACACAGTAGCTTTATCAGGAGTGTCTGGAGCTCGTCCTGAAAAATACTATTCATCTGAATATATAGACGGTGTATCTGTACAGACACCAAACAGTGTTCTGACTGACTTCTCTGGAACTACCGGAGTAGCTATCAAAACTGGAGCTCAACTAGATTTTATATACATAACTGATGGAGTTGAAACTTTCCGTCCAGACCCTACTAATTACGCAGTATTAATAGGTGACGCAGGAGGAACAGGTACTTTGAATCTTTCTACCGGAGCATGGGCTGTGTCTTTTGCTGCTGCTGTAACCACAGGTAATGTTGTTAAAGCTATCGGTCGTGTTAATACAGAAGCTAATCCATCTAGTATCGGCAAAACCAAAATCAATTTTACTTCTTCTTCAATAGAAGCTAAGAAACATCAATTGGTTTCTACCTACAGCATGGATGCCGAATACGAGTTGAAGAAACAGTTTAACCGTGATATGAATGACGAGTTAGTGAAAGCTAATGGCTCATTGATTAAAGCTGAAATAGATAGTCTTGTTATAGATGATATGAAAATAGCTGCTAAATCTGCTGAGGGGGCTGGTTTCTCTACTTGGGACGGAGCTTTTTCAGGCGTATCTGAATTAGACCACTTCCGTACTTTCTTAACTGTACTTCAAAAACAATCTCAAGACATCAACGATAAGACTCGTATGGTTAGGGGTAACTTTGTAGTAGCAGGTTCTAACTTGTGTACAGTGCTTACTGTTCTTCCAGAATTTAAGTCAGCTGTAACTCCAAGTAGCGAAAGTGCAGGTCCTCACGTATTAGGTACTGTAAATGGATTGTTGATCATCAAACATCCAGATTTTGATGCTAATGAATGGATTATGGGAAATAAAGGAGCCAGCGCATTCCATACAGGATATGTATTTGCTCCATATATGCCATTGATGGTTACTCCTCCTGTTAGCTCTCCGGACAGTGTGTTCGACGTTACCAGAGGTTTGTTCACTCAAGCTGGTCGTAAAGTTGTAAACCCACGGTATTATGCTCACGGAGTAGCTACCAATTTGTTTGCCTAAGATTAAAAAATATAAGATAATTTTATAAGGGGATCACCGTAGTAATACAGTGATCCCTTTTATTTTAAACACTAAATTCAAAAATTATGTTAGAATCAAAAAATTATGTAGTAAAAGTGTTAGGACCAAGTTCTATAAACTTAGTAAATCGTTCATTAAACCTTAGTGTATCCCTAAAAGCACGTTCACAAAGAGTGTTACTCTTAACTGCTGCTCAAGCTAACTACATAAAAACAGTACTACGAGGACAGGGATTAGTAGACGAATTTACGGAATCTGTTGCTGCGCCAATAAAGACTGTAGAAGCCGAAGTTATTCCAGTAGCGGAAGCCATCCCTGTTACGGTTGATGTGGTTCCGGCAGTGGAAATTCCAGTAACAGGGGAAACTGTTGTCGAAGCCCCTATTTCAGAAATACAAAAAACAGTAACTATGAAAGCCTTAGAGGCTATAGTTTACATTAAAACCTTAATAACCCCTGAGGAAAAAGCCGAAGCTCTAGCAGGCGAGACTAGAGTAACAATAATAGAAGCATCTAAAGAATAAATCTCAAGATGAGTATACCACGAGAATTTCAAACTTCTAACGCTGGGAGTCGAAAGAAAACCCTATTAGAAATATCTAACGACATTATGAGTCACCTAGGATATCCTCAACAATGCGTAGGTGAAATTTCTCCAGATAACGTAAGTAACTTTATATTAGATTCTTTAAGTCTAGTTTCTCAATACAAGCCTAGAGTAATTATGCGCACGGTTTCAGTATCTGGCAGATCTGGTCAGGTTGTTGCTACTGGGAAATTCTACGGGTCTGAGTGGAAAACTGGAGACCCTGAACCTGCCCCGGAAGTCAGGGGGGATGTTATATCTTACATAGGGATATCTCCTGCTTCGGGTGTTCACGGAAGTACAACTTTATTGGGGGGCGGGATTCTCTTAGATGAATTCTCCTTTGGGCAGCAGGGCATGGGAATCCGTTCAGAAAGTCAAGGAGGAGCTTCTCTGCAATTAAATTCAACTATAGACAGATTTCTAGACTTTCAATTTGCTTACCAGAATGTTCAAGGAATGCTATCTAATCAAGGCAGAAAATTTGACTGGCAGCAAGATTATAATACTTCTGCTATAGCATATTTTTCCAATTTGCCGTCACACGTGGGTGCTCTTACATTAACCTTAGGCTTAGAGCATACATTGGGTAATAAGTATTATCTTCCTTCCGCTAGCACAGAAGTAGGGACTCCTGTAGATTCCTTTGATGAAACTATTTCTGGCAGTATCCTACACTTAACCCAAAGTTTAGCCTTATCCAAGGCTATGAAGAAAATAGGTTTAGTTAGAAATAAATTAAAGGGCGGTATGGGTCAATTTGAACTAGACGGAGATACAATGATACAGGAGGCTAATGTGATAGAGGAAAGAATCTTAGAGGATTTAAAATCTGGTAGTGACCTTTGGGGAAGTTACAATGATAATTTTTAAACATGGGATGTAATACTTATATAGCACCTGTTGTTATACCTCCAATTCCAGGGTATGACGTAAATTGTGGAAACTTGGATTTTACTCCCTGCACTGTTGAACAGGAGTTAATAACGAAATACCTGTTAGAGGCTTACAGCAGGCTTCCAAAGGTACTATACAGAGTTTGGAATAGGGAAAATACTGATGACAGATGGGGCAGTCCAGATACTAAGGCGTACCTGCCTGCCATTTACCTAAATTCAGAATTTGAATGGGATAAGCACACTAAGGAACATTCGCATGGAACTTGGATTAGAACTTCCAAGATAGACATGAAGTTTCTAGAGGCTCAGTTGAAGAAATTCCAGTTAATCCCTAAAGAGGGAGACACGGTGTATGTAATTGATAGATGGCTAGAAGTACTATCTGTAAACAAGAGCGATCTACTTCCGGGAACAAGCACCAAATTTTTGAAATACGTGTTAACTGTCGACACTAAACAGACAGCAGAATAATCCTTTTATTTTAAACTTACAAAAGTGAAAAATTTGTGAGGGAAGATCTGTTGAAATAATATGCTGTTAATTAGATTCCCTAAGAATGTTAAAAATAAACTGGCAGCCCTGAATACTATTCATGAAGACAACAAGGTCTTTGTGGATATAATGAAGGAAGCTATAGCTAGGGAATACAAAAAGCAATTATTGCGCCACATAGAAAATCAAGACCTGAATTGGAGATCTCTTAATCCTCAATACAAAGAGTGGAAGATAAAGAATGGGCTATCCGAAAAAATTTGGAAAGCTACTTCTCTATTAAAGGATAGCATACAGGTAATAAAGAACGACGATGGTAGTTGGTTTGTAGGCATATCCGGAGATATAAAGTATCCAGATGGTACTTCTGTGTCGCTGGTAGCAATGGTTCACGAATACGGTTCTCCGTCACGAGGAATACCTGCTAGACCTTTGTTTAGGCCAACTAGACAAAAAATGCTCAGGAACATAGGTAAATTTGTAGCTACAGAAAATTCAAAATATATGAAATTTTTAGTAAGGAAGATAAATAACAGAAGTAGACATGAAAAGAGTGCATAGCAAGTCTGTGAAAGAATCAGACATAGTATTCCCCAGTAATTCCACACGGATAGAAGCAGGGATGTTCTTTAGTAATAAGAGAGGAATAAACGTATTCATAAAAGACGTAGAAAACAACTTAGTCGCTTTTGACGAAGAAGGAACTGAGAGGATACTCACTATTCCTTTAGCAGTAGAGTACTTTAAACAAGAAGGATATACCCCTACCAAGCGCACTCCTCAGGAGAAGTCTATAAAAGAGACTGTAGAGACTAATTCTATAAAAACAGCAATATCAAATTTATTACAGTAGTAAGGCATGTACTTAAATTATCCAGTAGTACTAAATTCCACTAAAGCCGAAGCTGAGGATATCTCAGTTATGTTAGTTTTAGGGGAATTCTACGTTATACAGGATAAAAGCTTAGAAGATTTCTGTTTTAAGGTTACCACTAAGGTATCTCAATCTGAGATAGGGATAGAATGGCAACAATTGGACGGAATTGGCAAACTTCTAGAGCCAGCAACACTTCCACTTACCGTGTCTGTTTTATCCAGAGGATTCTCTTCTCTGGATACTTCAGTATACAAACTTAACTACCTGAGAAGAGGATACTTTGATATAGACGAGATAGTATTTGATATTTTCTTTAAAAAGATAACTAAGTGGATCTGGACTTCAGGGTCTCATTCGGGGCAGCCTGTGGAAGATCTAACTAAATTAGTGGATTTCTTCTTTTTTAATAAAAGACCTATAACTAGACAACCATATGCTGAAAGGACGTTAGGAGCTACGGACAATGTGGATTCGTCATGGCAGACCAGCAAAGACCGTAGCAACCCTGCGTCTATAAAAACTATGCCCTACTTGGTATTTCAGCCCTTAGATGTTACTCCTACTCCCGAAGAACTTCATAGAGTAGAAGAATTTTACAGGTACATGAATTCTGTACCACAAGCTCAATTAGATTTGTATTATGAAGGCATAGAAGTATACCAACCCCCACAATTGTATGAGTTTAGTTATCAGGTGACAGCGGTAACAGACAATTGGAGAGATTGCAGGGTACTTCAATCTCACTTGATCAATGGAGTTATTCCCACAGATTGTGGAGAAAGGTATATTGTATTTCCCTCTGGGATTTCTCATACGGTAACGATAGAACCGTCACAGGTCGTTGGAGTAGAGGATTCAGGAGTATTTGAAACAACTGTAACTTATGTATTTAAATTACCATTAATAGACAGATATCCTGAATTAACTTATTCGTGGGTAACTGGTGTAGTAGGCGTAGATAGTCTGTCCCCTGTATTATTTTCAGGGATGCCCTAAACTAAAATGTACAACAAAAATTAACTTTTATTTAAAAGGATAAAAACCTAAACAAGAAACAACAATGAATATCGGAACTAACATTTCAGAAAGAGAGGCTCAAGGGTCTTCAATAATCTCCTCAGCCCCTTTATATAATATAGGCATTTTTGGGAAATCTCCTAAAGGAGTTACAGGTAAAGCAGTATTAGTAACTTCTCTAGATTCTTTTACTACGGCATTTGGTGGGGCGGATGCAAATTATTATTCCTACTATATGTTAAAGGGTTTATTTAATAACGTGGGGGTTACTCTAAAGCCGAATGTTTATTTTGTTAGGGAGTATGACACTGCAAATCCAGGAGTATCTTCTTCGTTAACTATCGGATCTGGGTTAGACTATTTCAAGATATCTGCTGGATACTTCGGGGCAAATTCTCCAGGAATATGGGGGGACAACATTAGGCTACAATTTGTTGCGGGATCTTCTGTTTCTTCCTTTTACTTGAATATTTATGAGCTAAGACTCGGTATTCTTTATTTAGTGGAAAGCACTTCTGAGTTTGAAGTGTCTGAAATGGAAAGTGTTATAAACACTTACTCTAAATGGATTAAGTGTGAAGCCTTTGGGGACATTTCCGCAATAACTATAACTTCAGATGTTCCTAACTATAAAGTATGGACTGCTGCTCCCCTATTTTCTCCGTATACGGCGGTATTAGACGGGATTACAGGAGAAATAACGTCTCTAACTGGCTATGCTACTCTAATCTTAGAATTAACTGTAGGTGCAACAGTGGTTTCGGTGTCTATGACTGAGTCTGATTTACTAGCTCTAGTGGACCCCTCTGATTTAGTAGATGTATCAGGGGTATTGAAATTACCAGTTTCGGTGGTAAGCCAAAAATTTATTTCTTACATTAACGCTTCTGCCACAGTAGCCAATCCAGTAACTGCAGAATATATTTCTTTTACAGGACTTATTTCTATCACTACTCTATCACCAGGCGTGTCCCTAAATTCAGTAGTTAATCCTTTGGGAACTTCATTCACGATAGTAGACACAACCAGCGGTATAACTTTATCTACAGGTTACCAATCTCTTACGGGGGGAAGTAACCCAGGGGAACCAAATACATCTCAGGTTATGTCGGTACACGCTAAATTCTTAGAAGGAAAGAATTTGCAATATGCGATGTCCTGCGATAGATTTGACTTAGGATGGGCTCAAGCCTTAGAATCTTGGAGTGAATCTCAAAGTTTACTAGGTATCTTTCAGGCAGATAAGACAGAAGTTCCCTCCGGAGATTTTTCTGCCTATGCAACCTTATTAAAACCAAGCAGTTTCCTAGCAGGGTATTTCAATTGGGGATATGTAGATAAAGAATCTACTTCCGGAGAGATACTAGTTCCCACAATAGCTAGCATATTTGGAGCTTACTATGTAAAAAGAAAGGTAAATTTTGGGGGGTATTCTCATATAGCTCCAGGAGGAGTTGACGTCAGTGTTCAAGGCTTTAAAAGACTACAGTGGGGAGATGATTTAACTCCCAATTTGGTAACTATAATAGCTAGAACATTTGGATTTAATACCTTAAAATTTTCTCCGGGTTATGGTTTTGTTGTGGAGAGTTCTAGAACAATGTCTACCCGAAGTAAATATTACTCTATTCACATTAGGGTAGCAAAGAATTTCATTATTCAGTCTATGAAAACACAGATGAAATTATTTCAACAACGTCCCAATTCTCCTATAGTAAGATCTTCATTAGCTTCTACGGCACGTATCTTCTTAGGTAAGAGATATTCAGAAGGAATGTTTGAAGTAGAAGGAGGTTTTGAGAATAATATTGGGATACAATGTAACGAGGAAAATAACGATATTTCTATAAGAAAGAACAGAAAATTAGCACTAGATATGTCCCTAAATTTTGCGGAAATAGCTGAAGAGGTAAACATCTCAATGGTGCAAGTAGAAACTGGATTAAAAATAACAGAAGCTTAATAATTAACGCTTATGAAAAATATTAGAAATTTTAGTAAAGAAATCAAAGCCCTAGTAGAATCTAAGAAATCTGCTCAAAGAATTATAACTGAAATGACAGATTCTGAAGGGATCGGAGGGGAAGAAGATCAAATAACCAAATTTGCCAGATTAGAAACTGATAAGTGTGAAGATCCCATTGAGGAAGAATACACCGAAGAAGAATATCAAGCTTTACAAGAAGATGATGAGGACTTTGATGAAGACGACTTCGAATTAGATGAAGCTAGTAAAAAGTACAAGAGGAAGAAATAAATAGGTTGTAATGTCAAGAATAAAATCATTAGTAGAATCCACTAAGTCTGTCAGAGAAATCCGTCAGACTTTGCTAGAGGCAGCTATAAAACCTAATCAGATGTATAGTCTACACCTGGATAGAATTAAAGTAAAATCTAAAGGAAATGGAGATAATTGGAATGTCACTAAGTGGGGACCAAATACTCCCTCTAAGGATATGGAATTATCTTCTAAAGAAATATTAGCTATGAGATTACTTAATGAAAGTAGTAACGAACTCCCATTTTCGATGGACAGTTTCTTACAAGATATAGCTCAACAGACTGAAGTTATAACTTATGGAGACATCTATAATTTCGAAGTAACTCCTCCGAATCTTAGTAAGTTGAAATCCCTTAGGGCAAAGATAGAACGTACTGTAAATACTACAGGCGAATTTGATTCAAGAGAGTTAAAGGAGTTATCCAAATTTTTAAAAAGTAATAAATTAAAATAAAAATATTATGAGTATTAAGCCTCAAGTTGTAGAGAGTAATTCGGATTTGTTAACTGCTAACATGTGCACATTTTCGTTTGTAAATATAAAACTAGAATCTCCCAATTTTAATAGAATTGAAGGTCTTACCCGAACAGTAGAAACTGTGGAACAGGTTGACGGGGGATCCGGACTAAAGAGAAAATACCACGGCGGAATAGTAAGCTACGAAGATATTACTGTAGTACGTGTCAGAGACAACTCTGTAAATGACAAGTTACTTAGTGATTTTGTTACTTCTTACATAGAAACTGGTAAAAAGGAAGATGCCGTAATGCATAAAAGACACCACGGCAGGATAATTAGAACAGTGGAATTTATAGGACTAAATGGTTCTAGCGAACAACTTCCCAGCTACGATAATACCTCTGCTGCAGGGGAAGAAGTAACCTACCCTATGCAGGTGGACTGGTGGGAAGAAATTTGGTCTTAAGCACTTAGTTATTCATGAATTATGATATTGAATTTTCATCTGCCTCTACTTCTTATTTTATTTCTAAAAATACTATAGATGCAGCCCTAAATTCCCTAAAGAAAAAGGATAAAACAACACGAGAGAGGCTTACACGAGGTACGGGTAAGCCTATTTTAGTTTATATAGAGACAGGCTTAAACACGACAGAGGTAAACTCAGAATTAACTAAGTTTATTACTAGGAATAAATACGACTTCTTAAAATTTATAGTTAGTCCTAAATCTAGAACACCGAAGCCTGATACTACTGTGGGAGATACTAAAGATGCCATGCTAAAGGGCAGGATTATATTTGTGCCTGTTCAGGGGTTAGGATTAAAGAAGATAACAAGACTAAAACACTTATTCACAGATATGGATTACCAATTGGGAAAAGAAGGATTTGGGATAAGGGTAAGAGATACTTCAGAATTGCAGAAACTACGTGATTTGGAATCTAAATTCCCTGTAGGTGCAAAGCTACACGAAACTTATAAAAGTCCCTTAGAAATCCTTATAGAGTCTGATACAACTGAAAGGGAGGTTGTTAGTCTATTAGTTAGCAATTCAGGTACTTTGGGAGATCAGGATTACATAAATCAACTCGCTATTGACCTAGCAACAGGTTCACAGGGAGATGTAGTATTAGATGATAAGGGAGTCTGGGTATATACTGATTCGAAAGAGCACGCCAAACGAATTATTCAAGATATTTTGTATAGTTCTAAATTTCCTTATTACGACGAGGAGTTATTAAAAATAACTCCCAAGTATGCAAATAGATTAGACTTTATACAAGAGGAAAGTTCTTTTAAGATAAAGGTAGAAAATTTTGTGAGCCCTGAAAATGCAAAAAAATATTCCAACAACATGGTTAATAGACACTTTTATTTTAAAAACGAATACCTTAAATATTTCTAAAGATGGGATTTAAAAAAGAATACGAGAGCAACAGAATACGGAGATTTAATTACGATTTAAGATTGTACGTAAATGAGGTAAGAGAGTATAAAAGACCTAACCTACCCGATGGACCAGATTTTGTGGCAGTATTATTTCATCATAGTGCTATGGACAACGACGAATGGTTAGTTAGATCTTTCTCTGTAAAAGATAATGTTTTTACATTTGTAACTGGACCAGGGCATGCTTCTGGACGAAATTTATACCAAGACGAATCTGAAGCTGAGAAAGAATTCAAACGCTTCGGGGGTAAGGTGTTAAAAGAAACCCGGAATAAGTATTCTGAAAAATTCAGATCTATGATAGAATCTGTAGATCCAAGGGATGTAATTAAAATAATTACAGAAGCCTCAGAATCTTCAGATTATTCAAAGTTTGAGCCTAACTTAAAACAAATGTCAATATCGGGGAAAAGTTTTTTAGGCACTAAAAACTTGATAAAAAATAGGTAAAATACAAATAAATATGAAAAATATTAAAAGACTGATAGAATCAGAATCCTCTTGCGACGAAATAATGCAAGAAGTATCAGGTAATAAGGAAGCCTACGACAAATTCTTTCAAGAAAAACTAGATAAATTTGGAGTTAAATCTCCCGCAGATTTGTCAGATGACGATAAATCTAAATTCTTTAAGGAAATAAAATACGAATGGGAATCTGTTAGTGAGTCAAAGCTAACTGACAACTTAATTACTAAGTTGTATAACGATAGTGAACGTATTCTTAAGACATCTCCCCTTTCGGTACTTAGTAAGAGTGCAGACGAAATTGAAGACTCAGAATTTGATTTTTTAAAATTAGCTATAGAAAACTTCGAGGAATTAACTAATCAACTAAAGAAGCTTCAGCATAAAATAAATAAATAAATAACAAGGGGAGAATTTAGAAACAAATTGCATAAAAACTAAAATTATGAAAGATATACAAAGATTAATAGAGTCTCAAGATGCCCAATCAGTAGTTGACTCCATATCTATGGATGAGGCTGAAAATTCCACGGAATCCCGAATTGCTAAGAAGTTGGAAAATGAACTAGGTAGGCTTGTCGATACTTCAAAAATAGGAAAGTTAGATTTTAAAAAAGCTGATCAAACTGTAAAATTATTCGATAAGTCCTTAAGTCTTAAGGACGCTGGATTGCTGGCTCCCATGTTTAAGGAGATAACTGCTTCTGGTATCCTATATTATGGACTAGGAGACAAGGGAGGAGAGATGGTAAAGGTTGTTGTAGAGTTTAAGTACAAGCACAGTGGAGGGGGTTCTAATGGATACACAGTTTTGTACCAAACTCGTGACGGAGGCAATACCTGGGAGTAATTTCCAGGATAATCCTATATATCCGACTTTTATTTTAAACTATAATTAAATCAAATATATGAAAAATCACAGAGCTTTAATAGAATCTTCTCAATCTGCAGAAGAGATTTTCAAATCTATCACTGAAGTTACTGCAGCAGGTAATATACCTAGGGTAGGAGATCAGGTTAGATTATTGGCTGCCCAGGGGTCTTTCTCTCAGGGAGACACTGTTGAAGTACAGACTTTGGAAGACACTAGTGATGCCCAGGACTGGAGTTCTTTTAAGATGGGAGTAGAAGGAGGAGAATTATCCTTTGACAGATCTGACATCGACGGAAAATTCCAGATGGTTTATGACTCGTAAGGAATACTTAACACAAACAATAATTTATTTAGCCATCAATGCTTCTCCTCTTTTGGTGAAGCATTTTTAATTAATTTTTATAGCCATGGATAAGAATGTAAAAGACGGAATCGAACTAAGAAAGGGCGTCTATAACTACCTTTCATTACCCTTTGATTACAAAGGTACTAAGGTTGAAAATTTCGCTCCTCGAGAGTTAACTCTAAAGGAAATGAAGTCTTTAGGAAAGATACAATACAAGGCTAACCATCCCTTTGGATGGATAGCTAAAGCGTGTTGTCTATCTATAGAAGAGATGGGGGGTGTCAAAGTGTACGATGAATATATCTCTTCAGGTAAAATGCCAGAAATAGTAAAAATGATCCCTATGGTCAGTACTAATAACGTATTAGTAGCAGGTCATATAGAAACACTAGGGGAACACCTTGAGAATATTAAGGCAATTTGTCCTTCATGTGGGAGTTCCAATGAGGCAGAAATAGATTTACTTAGTTTAGAAGTGCCTTTCTTAAAAGAAGATACTTTTGAAACTAAAATCTTTAAAGTAGACTTATCTAAAGGTTATACCACAAGTGTAAAATCTCAAGACGAACAGGGGTTATCAGCATGCTATACCAGACTATTTTTTAGACTTCCGGTGTTACAAGATCTTCTAAATTTAGAAGATTCATTTACTGAATCTAAGGATTTAAATGAATTTTTTGAAGAATTAATGGGTCAATGTATTCTGAAAATGGAGAGTGACTCAGGAGAAGATATGCCGGATAACTTCTTGAAGATGCGAAAATCAAGAGTTCTTGCATCCCTAAGCCCTAAGGACTGGAAGAAGACTAGGGTTGTGTACAACGAAAATGTTCCGGAGTTGTCGGTGTCTGCATCTAAGCTTTGCACAGAATGCGGTTCTAAAATAGAGTATAAGATGGAGCAAAATTTTTTATTCCAATAGGATTTTCTATTTTCGAAGAAAGAGAAGTAGATTCCTCAAATTTATTGACTGTATTATTCAAAAATTTATTAGACATTTACAGTATTGGAAAAAATAAAGGGAATGTCCCCGCCGAGTTTATATCAGAGATAGTTACTAAGGGATTCAGAGAATCTATTCTACTATTTGAAAATGACTTGGTGTACTTTTCAGTGCATACTAGTAATTCTATTAAGGATATGATGGACTGGACGTTTAAGGAATTAAAAGGCAGGTCTATTATAATAAATAGGGCGTTAAAACAAAAATTTAGAAACAGTGGAGGATAACATAAATCTAGGAATTGGATTTGACAGTAAGAGTGTAGATGAATCCACTCGGGGTCTTAAAAAGCAGATGAGAGTTGTAGGGGCTATGATGCTCCAGTTTGAAGAAATGAAAAAACAACTAGAAGCTAATGAGAAAGCTGAAAAAAGAGCATCCGATACTTTGGACGAAATGACTGGAGCGTCTTTAGGATTTTTTAAGAGCATACTACCTAATTTAAGTAATTTACGAGCATCTTTAGAGAAAACTATGCCAGGGTTTTCCTTTATATTCAACATTCTAGATAATCTAAAATCTTTAGTAGGAGGTACTTTGAAAAAAGCATTTGATACATTCCTCCTGCCCTTTAAATGGATAATAACAAAGGGGATAAAGGCTATACAGTGGGCTACGGACTTTGGTGCCCGAATATCTGAGATAGCAGACTCTGCTGTAAACCTAGAGCATAGGTTTACTAGATTTTCTAATTTGTTCGGATCAGAGAAATTCGCTGGAAAAATTAATAAGTGGCAGTATGATATGCTGCAGACTATGCCACTTATACGAGAAGACTTAGACGACTTTACGGTGCAGATGAGAGAACTAGGTATGGATCCTAGAAACGGCAATCTTAAAGGAGTTATAGGAGCTGCTCTAGGTCCTGGTAATAGTTTCAGTGGAGTTATGTCTGCCCTTATGGGAGCAGCGGGAGAAAGTAACGACGTGATGGGATTATTTACTTCATTAGGAAGAACCTTATCTCCAGAAAAAATAATGAATTCCCTCAGAGGTGCCACTACTCAACAAGAAAGATTTTCTAATCTACTAGAATTAATGAATAAGACTTATGGGACAAATGTTGATAGGTCTCAAAGATTAATATCTACAAGTTTAAGTCAGATAGATAGTTTCTGGAGTGAATTTAAGGAGGACTTAGTTGGAGCTCCTCAAGAGGGTAATTTACTGTGGTATATACAGCAAGTATTTGTTGACATTAAGGGATGGATAGCTAAAAATAAAACGGTACTATTTTCTTTTGCAAATAGCATAAGCCGTGTATTAGGAGGAGTGGGAAAGGTTATCTATTCCCTATTTACAGGAATGACAAGTTATGGGGCGAAAGCTATTGGGGGAATACGAAACGCTGCTGAACAATTTAAGGGATGGGCTTTAAGGGCTGAAGGACAATTAGGATTATGGGCTATAAAGATAAAAGATGTTTTTAAAGAGGCTAGTGACCAGGGTTTAGGATTTTGGGCTACCATGGGAAAATTATGGACAGATGCATTTGGAGGAAAAACAGGAATGGTATCTAAATTTTGGCAGGGATTTAAGGACATAGGTAGTGATGTAATATCGTGGTTAGGGAAGAAGTTATCCGACATATTTGGGTATGAATTCCAAAAGGGAGTTTTATCGTTGATAACTAAAGAAGATGGATCATTTAGATGGGGAACAGCAGGGATTGGAGAGTTCTTCTCAGCTAAGACTGCAGCTTATGAGAAGTTTCATTCTCTAGAAAATATAACATCTGCAGATATAGCAGGAGCTAAGTCTAGACTATTAAATCCTTCAATGAGACGTAAGATTATAGAAGATTCTCGAAATGTTAGTGTTGGAGAATATAAAAAATCTTATTACGACTTGTCAGATGCCGATAACACTCAATCCAATCGAGATTTACTAGCCTCTATGGGATACGTAGTTCAAAGAAGAGTCATCGGAGGTTTACAGTATAGTAAATTAGGTTTGACTGACAAAAAAGAAGCGAGGATACAAAATGAACTCGATAAGTTTTTGTCAACTTCTTCTCCCTCTTTTAAAGCTGGTAATTCTAAAGATGTGGAGGACTTAAGCTCTGCCGGAAACGAAAGGTTAAGAGCTACAGCCGCAGGTTTGGGAATGAACCTCGAACAACTACAGATAAATTCAACTTATAGACCAGGCACAGCTAATCATGGTTCTAGAGGAGCGTTTGACATACAAGCTACTCCTGAATTATTAGCTAAATTTAACATCCCTAAGGAATTAACTCAGGTGAATGCTACCAAGTGGCATCCAATAATAGATAAAGACGGATACAGACTTGCCTATGAATCACCCACAGAAGCTGGTGGAAGAGGGCACTTCCATGTAGATGGTGGTAAGAATCCTGATGGATCTTCAGACGACGTTTCCACCAGTATAAGAGATGTGTTTATCACTATAAATACTAAGGCTACTGAACCTAAAGAAGTAGGAAAGGTTGTGGTAGCTGCTGTCAGAAATATAGATGCACGAGGAGGCACGTTAAAATCCACTAGTAAAATATAAACCAAATGAAAGACACTAATCATGTGATGAGGGGTATGATGGTTAATTTAGACGCAGGTTTAATGCTTCCCTTTATGCTAAATCCTCAACCTATAACACACACTAAAACCGTTACCTGGGAAACTGAAGAAGTTCCAGGTCTTCCTGCTCCTATTCATTATTTTCAGTCTGGAGGAGTTAAGACAATAAGCTTCGATTTGTTCTTTGACGGAAGTGAAGCAGGAAGAAGTTCAGGTCATTTTTCAACAGTCGACCCTACAGGAACTTTAGGTTCCGAATCTATAATAGAATCCTTTTTATACCCTCAAGCAGTGTCTGTAAAATCTAAAGAATTTTCAGTAAAGAGCTTGATGCGACGTAAAAAGTTTGTTAGTCCTCCTGCTGTATATCTACTACTCGGATACAGATTCTGGAAAGGTTATCTGTCTTCTGCTCCTATAGTAGAAAATAAATTTGACAAGAATTTATTTCCTATCCAATTTACTACTTCTATAGAATTTACAGTTGTAGAAGATGGTATAATAGACGAATTAAATACAGTTTCTAGAAATACCCTAGCCCTGTTAAAGAGTTCCCTAAATGCTATGGATCAACTGGTTAATTTACCCAATGCGAATGCCCTTCAGGGAGCATTTGCATTTTCAATTGCGTTATAATGAGTTTTCCAACTAAAAAATTAGCGTTATCTGGAGAAGAGGTGTCAGTACCTCACATAAGAACCAGAGTTTTATATTCTGAGGGAACTCAATACACTTTGATAGATGAAGATTTATTGAGAGATAAAGGAAATGTGTTAGCTTACTTAGCTGGAAAATTTTACGGTGACCCTGCCCTTTATTACATAATACAAGAGAATAACCCTCCGATACATGATTCTTTTTTACAGGAGGGATTTGTTATATTCTTGCCTAATTTAAATTCTAATTAAGGTATCTATGGCTAAAAAATTATTAGTTGGAGATCACAGACTACAGGGTTATGAATGTTTTAGAGATATTTACTTCTCTATAAACAAGGGACAGGTCTCTAAGAGATACGCAGGACAATCTATAGATAGTATGTTTAATAAGTCTATTTACAGTCCCTCTGAAGATGATACAGCGGTAGATCTAGAGTCCACAGAAAAAATGAAATCTGAGGGCTATTTTTTTGTTCCCCCTAGACTTATACGTGGAGACATAGTGGTATCTCAGGATTTTAATTTAATAGATGAATTCTCCATAACTATAATTGCAAATTTTTTGGAAGTAAGAAATCTAGTAATAGAAAGAGCAGACGGAAAGGGAGAGCAGTTACTTAATTTTTCTAATAACAGCATACCCTATTACCCTTTAATGGACACTATTCTCCTAGGAAACCTATTTGTAAAGGGAAGAGTGGGATATATACAAAATCCAAAGCAATCTATCACCCTAGAAGGAGTATGCGTAGGTATGACTCCCTCATTCAGAGGGGATGGGATACCTACAGTTACATACAAATTTAGAGATGTTGGTTGGGATATGACCAGAGTAAATCTATCCGCCACTTACCCTAATTTAGGTAAGGATTTAGATTTAACAGATATAAATAGTGTAATTAATGCAGTAGCTGGGAATTAATGGGCAAATACGAGTTTAATAGAGATTTAGGTAAATGGGAAGAGGTAGTTACTCCTACTAAGAAAGTTAATCCTCCCCTGAAAGCGATTCCCATTACTAATTTTGGAGTCCAGAAGTCCTTTTCAATAAACTACGCTGCACTGGAGGTTGAATTTTCAAAAAGTTCTAAGTCCTACATAGATGTCTCTGACCCAGGGGATAGAAGTTGGAGTGTTGTAACGAGTCCCCTAGCTACCATGTCTTTAAGTTTTATTATAACTAAGATTATATTAGGCTACGGAAAGGATAAATTTGAAATAAAGGGACTTCCCGACGAGTGGAGTAAGATAATCTACACGGTAGGGAAACCCTTAACCCAGGACGGGTCTGACTGGGCATTTATTGGAGAAGCGTGTAGAAATTTAGGTTACATGATACGAAGAGAAAATCATGGGAGAGTATTTAGTATAGTAAAGACCTCAGATGGTAATCGTGTTCAACCTAATTATTCTATTGGGTTAAATGGGAAAGGAGGAGACGTATTTGATTTAAACTTCCTAGATAGAACTGCCGACGAAAATCCTACATTTTTAATCCTAGGAGATTTTTCAATAGAAGTAAGTTCTGATACAGGATTTATTCCTCAAGTAAAACAATTTTTAGATGATACTGGAATTTCCAAAGTAGTTATAAAAGTCCCCGACGGACTCAGTGCTTTTTTAAGAGCTAAACATGTGTTGATGGAAGGAAAATTGGAGGAGGACTATTTGGCCAATAAAGAAGGGAAATTACATGGAGAAGAAAAAGCCATTTTTGACAGGATAGATAAAACTAATGCTTCCTTAGAAGATTGGTTGCAGTATTATCACGTAGAAACTCCTGAATACAATTCAAATAACCCTAATGATCAAGGATACTCTATCCACCCCTATGAGGGGTGGTCATGTTCTTTTACTACTCTGGGAAACATGTGGGCTACTCCCGGAGAGTGGTTAACTATCCAGGGTACTTCTAGTAATCTGTATTTTCCATTTCAAATTAAGTCTGTAACTCACACATTTGGGCATACTTGGAAGACAGCGTATGAAATGATTAGGTAGGTAAAGCATATAACTTTTATTTAAAACTAGTCTTCGTGATACGATTAACCAAAATTATAACTGACGCAAAATACTGGGACACTCCCGATCCTAAGAAGATGGGATTTATCCCAGTGTATTTCAGAAATGAAGTCAGATGGGCTAGACCTGTTTTGAATACTCATGAAATTCGAATACCTACAAAGGAGTGGATATCTAAGTATGGAGACAGTTTGGGCATATATGTTCAGGAATCAATTATAGAAGGAATAAGTACTCTATGGTGGCTAGGATTTTGTTTATTCGAAAATAATTCTATCAGTACAGAGTTTGATGAGGAATACCCTTACTTAAAGATCCTTCACTTTGATGAAAGTTGGATAGAGTTCTGTTCTAGCAAAGAAAATAGGAAACGATGGGAGGTAAAGTCTCTGGAAACAGATTACAGTTCTCTTAAGATAGATTCTTCTAACGAGATTATTTCTGTTAATAACAGAACTATCAACGGGATGCATTTTTCTAAAGACGAAACAGTTATTCTAGAGAATAATTTATTGTCTCTGGGTGCATTTGGTTCAACAGAACCTGCAGTGCTTGGAAACGTCTTAAAAACGTGGTTAGAACAGCTGGTAGATGCCTTAGTTTCGACAACTCACACAACTACAGCTCCGGGATTGCCAACAAGCCCTCCTGTGAATGCTGCCAGTTTTGTAGCATTAAAAGCACAGATACCAACTATATTAAGTTCACTGATAAAATTAAGTAAATGAAAAATATTAATATATCAAACAAATTAATTTATTAAATAGAATGAAATACGATATAACTACAGCAGTAGGAATTGTTTTAAATTCAAAAAGTCAAGTTCTATTAGGTAGATGCCTAACGGATGACGATCGAAATGGAAAACTATGTTTTCCCGGAGGAGGAGTAGAGGAGGGTGAAGACATATTTTCTGCAGCTATCCGTGAAATTAAAGAGGAGACTAATATAGTTCCCCTGATAGTTAATACTGCATTTATAGTTCATAGTAGTAAGCCATTTGTAGCTTACGTTGTGCTAACAGATACTGAAACCAACACTCCTATATTCAATGACGAATATGTCAGAGGGGGTGATTCAGGGTGGTTTGATTTAGACACCCTGCCTTATTCAGATGTCTTCAACTTAAATCTAGATATTTTAACAATGTTGAATCTTATTCCTAAGCGAGAAATAACTTATGTTAAAGATAATATAGAGTCTGATTCAGATATAGAAGGAATTGTAGAAAGTATACTTTATGGAAGAAAGAAGCGAGATAACTGAATTAGTTGAATCAGGAAAGACTTTATCTGAGATACATATACTTATTCCTGCTGAGAGAGATACAATAGATTTCTATCTAAGAAAGAAACT